CGCTGATCGTCTAGTGTCTTCGTAATTTTCGCCCAAGAGACCTTGTAAATATCCGGTTGCCATAGCTTACCTTTCATCAAGTAAAGAGATGCGACCACGTTGTTGTGGGCGACGCTGTTCTTCTAATAGTGACAATATAGGGTCGTTCATGTTGACTGGTTGACCTCTTAGCGCAGGAGCAGGGGTTAGAGAAGGTTGCTGTTGTTGTTGCTGACCACCCATCATATTACCCATACCAGACAATTTGCTTAGGTCAATATCTGCTAGACCCGAAAGGGACTGGCCTGCCAATCCTAACTGTTCACCAAACGGCAAGCCAATAAACTCTGTCGGCGTAATAGACCCATACGTAAGTGGGCCGATAGCACCAGAAGGCGGCAAGACAGGAGCCGCAGAAGCAAATGAACTTGTGCCTGCTGTGGCCAACGGACTCGCACCACCGCCTGCGCCACCTGCCGCACCACCAATGCCCGATCCAAAGCCGCCTGTAGCGCCCCCGATAAGTGCGCCGGTAAGTGGGTCACCGCCTGTGATTGCTGATGTGCCAGCGCCTAGTGCCGCGCCGATTAAGATTGGTTCAATTCCACTCATATCATTACCCCAGAAGTCCACCAGCAAGTGCGCCAACACCTGCGCCTAAAGGCCCACCCCCTAAACCGTAGCCAGCTAGACCACCACTAATGGCTGACCCTGCTTGGTTGCGGTAGATAGGCTGAGACACTTGCTGACCCATAGGTGCGCCAAATGCCGCAGATAAGTAAGACTGGAGGTTGGCAGAAGGGGCTTGTTGTGAAAAGTTAAACCGATTCATTGAGTCGCCTAGTGCCATTTCCTGATAACCCTCTTGCATCTGTCCTAAGTCAATCATGCGTTGTATGTCAGCATAGTCCTGAGCCGCCATATCAGGCGACGCAAGCGATGCTTGTAGCTGCCGCTGGTAATCCGATGCCGCAGTCTGCCCAAGCCCACCAACAGCCTGTAATTGCGTCTGTAGACCTTGGTTTGAAATGTTGCCTACGTTTTGGATGGCCTGCTCTTGTAGCCCACGCTCTGCACCGTAGTTGCCGTATGCCAATTGACCTGCCGTATCTGTCAATGCTTGGGCAAACTGACCAGATGATCTATCTTGCAGTTGCCCCATTGCGCCAGAACCATAACGCCCTGATTTAGACGCTTGCGAGCCGATACTCCGTATACTTTGCTCAAATTTATCCTGAGCAGCACGAGCCGCTGGTTGGAATGCACCCTGAAAAAATGGGTTGCCACCCAAATACCCACCTTGTGCAGTCTGCTGAGTCATCCCCATCGCTGGGTTAGAGCCTGAGCGCCCGTACACGTCAGCAAAACCACCTAGTGCTGGGTTGGTTGCCGTTTGTAGAGCGCCTACGGTCTGCTGCGCTCCTTGTGTAAGAGGACTACCTGCCATCGCTCTTTGCTGAGCGGCCTGCATACCCGTTTGGGTCATCTGCGATGGGCCAACATATGTTTGTCCAGGATAGAACTCCATTGGACCAGCTTGATATAGACGTTGAGACTCGCTCAAACCGTAATCTACATAAGGCTTGACCGTTGGGTCTAGTTCCGTCTTAACTGTTTGCGTGCCGCCGCCGCTGCTGCCACCCATAGACATATTAAATCTCCTTTACCCAACCACGTGGGGAAAATCCAAGTTTTCTAGCAACCTTATCCCATCCTGGTCGCCACGATTCAAAAGTAATTTTTGTGCATTTACCTTTGACCATATTTTCTATCTCATCAAACGCTTGCATCATATTAGTTAAACGTCCGTAAGCGCACCATATATGAAAAGTGTCACCATTCACGTACCCAACAATAAAACCAACCGCTTGATTGTTTTCTATCCATAACCACAAGTTAGCACGATTCCCAACAAGCGAGGCATACACATCTTCCGGTATCCACCACTCTGGTGACTTTCTCAGGATGTGATCTAAACCTTTTTTAACAAAAGACCATGCACCCCTAACGTCATGCGGTTCAACAATTCTATACATTAACCCACCACAATATAATCGTATATTTTATCTGTTGAAACATTACCTGTATGCAATATGGTTGCTGAGCCATATGCTTGAGCTGATATATAAACTCCCGTTGCTCCAGCAGAATCCGCTGTTTTCGGTATTAACACAATTTTACTGCTTGGGCTTATACGCTCATCTGTCAAAGTTGTTGTGGCCCCAGTTGCTAACGTAACCGAACCAGTGTTGTTTGTTTTTCCGTTTAAGGTGTTATTAACAATTTCTGACACATCCCTAGCGGTTCCACCCTGTGGTGGGAGTCCCCTAAACATTATCTGCCACTCACTGGTTGAACTTCAATATCCACCGCCATAGCTGTTGTCCAGTTGCCCGTAGGTTTTACCCTGAGCCTGTGATACCTGCCAATAGACCTAAGAGGGACACGGTTCTCAGATGACGCAGAGTTATCTGAGCTAAAGTTAACCCCCCCATCTAACCGAAATCTACTAGCAACCGCTATATCAGCAGACCCACCCTCAATTTGGGGAAAAGCCATCTTGGTAATAGACTGCATTCCTTCCTCGAAATCGCCCGTTACTAACTGAGGCAACATAGGCGTACCAGCAAATAAGATAATTTGAGCGTCCCTAACTCCTGCAAACAACGATTTACCACCCGCCCACAGCCGAGAATCTAACGAGGCTGGAACACCCTCTAGGCTGGTGTAAATATCTAACTGTTCAAGCGTAGTCCCTACGGTAGAAACGTTACACACAAAATGCGCCGTTGTAATTCCATAGCTCCATTTACCTGTTTGCCAGTTGTACATTAAAATAGTCTGCTCTGCGTTTGTGTTCGGGTAACACCAAGCCACTATGTTGCGAGTGGGGTCAATCGACGTAGACATCTTATCTAACTTACCCTCGTCTACGTCGTCAAAGAACCATCGGTCTACCTTCTCTGCGCCGATTGGTGTAATGGTATTTCCGTCGCATACATAAAAGCCATCAGCGGACAAAAAGAAAGTTCTGGCTCCATACTGCACAATGCTGTTGGGTTCATAACAACCCAGATTGCGTGAAATGGCATCGAACTGAAAGAACAGAGGGCTGCCAATGTACGACATGCGATAAGTAGATGAATCCAATAATACTAAGCCAAACTCGCCCCCTGTAACTCCACGTATGTTGCCACCGTCTGGTATGTCTTGGAAATCTGATTGAGAAGTTGTACCAGGAGTCCAATCGGTTTCATCGTTGATGTCTGACCAGTAAATTCTGTTCGGGTAACTAGAGTTGTTTGCTGCCACCACAAAGTCGCGCACAACCGTCACGAATCTTGCAACAGGGGCGGACGCTGATAAGTCTGCCCATGCCGTTGAAGTGCCGATAGTCCAGCCTTGTAGATCGTCGTTTCCGTTAGCAGCCACCAAAACTTTACCGAATTGCGTAAAGTTCCACCGAGAAACACCCGTGTATCCGCCAGCCTTAGACACGTCGTCTAAATCTAGATCGTTCGGGTCAAACTTAAGCAGTTTAGAATCCCCGCCAGCAAACAATTGAACGGTGTCTCCAAACTTACCCGCAACAGCCGTTAATAAGTCCTCGGACGCACTGTTTGAAAACACTTCTACCGATGGCAGTGGCCCGTAACCGTTCAGCACTGGGACAACATTTTTTGCATCTGTCAGTGCCCCCGTTAATCCAGGCTGGTCTGGTAACCATTCGCCTAGTACTAGCCTCTTTGTAGCCATATGTTTGTCCCTTCAGGCACGACTGTCCAGTTTTCGCCGATCAACTCAGCATTGATCTCATAAACTGCCAAACCATTGACGCTGGCAGACGTAACAAATGTGACTTGAGTATCTAGGTTAACAGTAGCCAATGCATTCATATCCGACACAGCCGAATATATAGCAATTGGGCTAAACACTATTGTAGCGTCACCCTCAACAGAACTAGAGATAAGCCTGATACGGATAGCGTCTGCATTAACCGTTGCCTCAGCAGAAACGGAAGCGTCAGCAAATGTAAATCTATTCGCGTCTAGGTTAACGATAGCTACGCTAGTTACGCTTGATTCTGCTACAGCAGTTAAGAAAGCGTCTGCGCTAATAATCGCTTGGCCAGAAGCAGATAGGTTTACAAATACGATAAGGGTTGTGCTTGCCTGAACCGACGCGACGACATTGATATTAGATGCCGCTAAAAACCTAGCTACCGCATTGGCATTAACACTAGCCACGCCAGAGGCAAAGCCAGCAGCATCAAACGTCGGCTTGCTGTCTGAGAACGGAAAAGCTGATAAAGGATGGTCGCCAAGCATTGTTTAACCCCACACTCTCATGGGATACGGCTGCGGGTCAATCGAGAAAGGCTCCAGCGGCTCTGCGTCCTCACCCACTACTCTCACGTTAATAAACCAGCCATCGTAAAGCACAGGCTCTGGTGGTGGTTCAGGTAAAGGGTCAGGCGCAGGCTCGTAGATAATGCCAATCACGTCGATGTTGGCAAAGTTAGGTGTCCATCCGACAATCACATCGGGTAGGGGTTCGTCAGGCGTTGACTCAGGGTCAGGCGCATAGGTCGGTGTGTATGTCGCTGTACTTGCTCGTGCGGTTACGATACGAGGGTCTACTGTTTCTGAGTTTCTAAAGTCAACCGTAAGAGATGGTCGCACGTTTGGGAAATTGTTTTTAATAGACATTGTTTAATCCTTTGTTACCAAGGTAATGGCGTGTCTTGTGGTGTAACAGGAGGAGTAATAATTGAGTTAATTTGACCTTGTACGCAAGCCTCAGTATTAATTGTTACGTTTGGCTCAGCCTGCACCCAGCCCAGCACAATTTCTTCTGTCAAATCTGCATATGGTATAAACCCAACGCTTT